TTCTTTCTTGACATCAGCACTTTGTGGTTGGAACATCAGTCCATACTCTTGCGGGAATGGGCATATCTCGTTTTGGCTTTTTTACAACAGAAAATAAAGAGAACTTATCCCGAACTCACGTTATTATATATATTCGTCAAAATCCTGTTGCGATTAAATGCTATCCCGAAACACCTGTTTATGCAGGATTGAGAGGAGAAGGACATGGCGGATATAGAGTCGTGGCACCATACGTAACAAGGGCTGATATTATCAAGCATTTGCCAATCAAGAAGAATGTGAAAATGTTTCGTGTAAGACCTCAGTATAAGGCTGGTTCTCCTGCTATTACGGATTTGATTTATGACAATAATTTGGAGAGACTTCGCTATTGGACTGCAATATCTTGCGGTTCAACAAGTGGTGGAAATCCAGACACAGGTGAAGCTAACACTAATAACGTATTCCACAGCTATACCAATCTTGATAATACTGCTTTTATTGACAATCTGGACCAAGCTGATGGCTCCTATAACCCAACAGACGGAGTGTCAAGTGGAACGAGAAAATGTGAAGTAGGATGGATGGTATATGGTCAGCCTATTACCTTCACAAATTTTGCGCTGATAGAATTTATCATAGATAAGATTCACGCTATAAAAGGACATTTCGAGGTTAAAATGAGCGCGCAGCCTACTGCTGTATATTATGCTAGTTGCAGGACATCAACAGCATCACCTGTTTCTCTATTCAAATCTTTGAGCTTCACATACGCAGACGGTGTGTTGAGCGCAGATTTAAGTGGAGCAGATATTGAGCAATATGATAAAATCAGAATTGCAATAAATTTGAGCGGGGACTTCACTCTTGCAGAGCCTTCATTCAGCGATTATGACGGTGATGATAAGATATTAGGCAATGAATTAAATTGCGAAAGAAAATACGGAAATGAACTGAATCCTAAAACCTCTTGCGAGGACGGATGGACGTTATCGGGTAATGTTTCTGTTAAGTCATTGCCCTCTGTGATTGCTGATTATACGACATATAATTCCGTTAAATCTCATCTTGAATTTAAAGACAATTCCGCCACGGCTACAAAAGCTATTACTATCACGCAGCCTTGCAGAAGAGTTGCAGTAAGAATAGTTTGTCAAAGTTTCATGCCGATTGCAACAACAAGATATTCTTCAAACACGGATGTAATGAATAGCGGTTATGTTTCGACTTCAAATCAGATAAAAAACGGTGATTTCGACTACGGGACCATCAAGTTGATTATTAACAGCAATATTATCCGTAAGAACATTGTGATGCAGGGCTGGAGCGAGGTGTACTTTGAAGTAGACGTTGAGCCAGATACGACAAGCCTGTCATTGCAGATTGCAAGAGATAACTTTGTTGATACTTCTTACATGAATAGCGATAGACCTATGTTCGTTCACGATGTATCAGTGCAAAAAATAGAATAATATGAAAGATGTTAATACACTTCTGGCCACGTTGATGGCTGCTCTCGTCGCTTTTGTCCATCCTATTCAGGACTTCATGCTTGCGGCGGTTATGCTCTTCACACTCAATTATATTTTCGGGCTTACCGCGGATATTTCTTCAGGTGGCGGGTGGAGTTTCCATAAGAGCATGGTGTTCTTTTATCATTCGTTTTTGTTCTTCGGGTTGGCATTCTTCGTTTTTGCCATAGGCCATTTCTTACATAACGATGCCGGAGCTGTCCAGTGCGTATCTTTTCTGTGCTATGCTGCTGTCTATTTTTTCGGCACCAACATTTTCCGCAATATGTTACTTATCCTCTCACCATGCTCGCCCATGCACAGGCTCGTGGCTTTCATCTATTACATCTTCAGCCTACAGTTTACTGAGCGTTTGCCGTTTCTTCAGAATTACTTGAATAAAAATAAAAAAAATTGATCATGGATAAAAATCAATTCGTGGCGTGGATATATCCGCTCGCCCTTAAAAATCTTGACATATCTCCGATATTCGTTACCGCCCAGGCTGCTCTTGAGAGCGGATGGGGCCGCAGTGCCATTGGCAATAATCTCTTTGGCATCACCTGTGGCAGATCATGGCACGGCCAACGCCGTCTGGTCCTCACTCATGAAAATTTCAGTCGGGCTGATGTCCGATTCGCATATCCAGAGAGGGTCGTCTCTGTCAAGCATGTTTCTTTGCATAACTACAGATACACCGTTTACAGATATTTTCGAGATTACGATAATGTGGGCGATTGTCTTTCTGACCATACATCTATATTGATGAGACCTCAGTTCGCTGATGCGTGGCCTTACAGACATGATGCCAGGGCTTATACCCGTCATATCGTAGACGGCATCGGGGGCAAGTATGCCACTGCTCCCAATTACTATTCTACCATGGTGACCATGATAGCCAGTGTCGAGCGCATTGTCAGTCAGTTGTGTCTATGATATTCCCGATATCGGGGATTATATATGTTTCATTTTTTAAAATTAATCAATTATGAGTTTCTTCAACAAAATCAAATCCTTGTTTAACAAGGTCGTTGCATGGTTTTCATCCATGTTGGTCAAGAATGACAGCCTTGTCAAGATTGCAGCTCCGGTTGCCATCCGTGTATTAAACATCATCAAGAATGCCAATGCCGAGGGTGTCACCAATGTCATCGGTGTCATCATCACGTCGGTCGGCGCCAAATGGGGCACATCTGTGGCGGCGGCAGTTTCGGCATGGATTTCCACTCACATCGACAAGATTATATCTGGTGTCGGCATGGCCGAGACAGCAGCTGCTGATGCTGATGTCAATACCAAGTTGCGTCTTGTGAGTCAATACATCTCCACACTCGACGTGGATGTCAAGGGTGTCCGTATTTCACAGATTGCAGCCATGCTCGCTCGTGACCTTGATGATAACCATCTGAGTGTGGTTGAGATAGTTTCCATCATCACAGCTATTTATAAGACAGAGTGATCATGAATGCTGATATCAATATCTCCAGCGGTGGTGGCGGTCGGAAGACCGCCGCCGTCTTGTGCACGATTCTCTTTGCTCTCTGTGCTTTATTCGTTCCGCGCATGTGTCGAGACAGGTCTGTCATCAGACAGCTGCGCGACGACCGTGCCCGTCTGTCTCAGACCATTAGTGCTCTTGATGACACAGCCCGTGCTTATCGGGTCCGTCTGTCTGACGGTCAGCGGCGGTGGGCGGCTGAGACAGAGGCTCTCTCCGTCACTCGTGACAATCTGCGCCGTCTCTATCAGCGTGACATTCAGCGTGCCCATGCCGTCGGCATCGACCAGCGCGATATAGACGCGGTGTCCAATATCGCTTCAGTCACATCAGACAGTGTCATTGTTCCGGTCTATATAGACACGCTGCGTCGGCTCTTTACTTCTTATTCTGACCCATACACATCTATCTCTGCCATCATCAGGCGAGACAGCTCGGCGGTCATAGACTATCAGATTCGTGACAGTCTCACCGTATATGATTATTACGTTCGTCATCGTCTGTTATGGGGGCTTATACGTTGGCGCGAGCGTCAGAATAAACTCAAGATATTGTCCCTTAATCCGCACTGCCGGATTGTTTCATTTTCCGTCAAAAAAATTATAGAATAACTTAAAATCGTCAAGGTCATGGATACAGAGAGAAATGCCAATCTCAAGATTGGGTTAAATGATGAAGAGGCCAAACGCAAGATCAAGGAGTTGACCGAGTATCTTGCCACGCTCAAGACCAATTACAAGAAGGCTTATGAGACAGGCACCACAGAGGGGCTTCGCAATGCAGAGGCTTATCGTGAGACTATCAAGCAGACTCAGAAGGAGCTTAATGGTCTCACCCGTCAGGTTCATAGTGTCGACAATGTCATGCGCAGCGTCTCCACCGCTTCTTACCATGACCTTGACGTGACTGTCAAGTCGCTCACTCACACGCTGCGCAGTGGTGCGGTGGAGCGCAATTCCAAAGAGTGGAATGACCTCACCGACAAAATCAAGCGGTGTCGCACAGAGATGGCACAGATTAATGATTCCACACGTGAGGAGCAGTCCATCTTTTCGCGTATGGGTGACGGATTCAACAAGTATGCCACGCTTGCCGCATCCGCCATAGCGTCGGTCACGGGGCTCACGATGACCATCCGCAAGTGTACCACAGACTATGCTCACATGGATGACGTGCTCACCAATGTGACCAAATACACTGGTCAGACCAAGGCTGAGGTCGAGGCAATGAATGAGGATTTCAAGCAGATGGACACCCGCACCAGTCGTGAGCAGCTTAATGACTTGGCCGGTGTCGCTGGTCGCCTGGGCATCACTGGCAAGCAGGCGATAGAAGAATTCGTTAGCGGTGCCGATACCATCAACGTGGCGTTGGGCGATGACCTCGGCGATGGCGCGGTGGACAAGATAGGCAAGTTGGCTCAGATGTTTGGTGAGGATAAGACCAAGGGCCTTCGTGGAGCCATGCTCGCCACTGGTTCGGCGGTCAATGACCTCGCTCAGTCTTCCAGTGCCAATGCTGGGTATATCGTCGATTTCACGGCCGATCTTTCGGGCGTAGGTATACAGGCCAAGATGAGTCAATCTCAGATTATGGGCTTCGCTTCCGCTCTCGATCAGAATATGCAGGAGGAGTCCACGGCTTCCACTGTTTTCTCCCAGTTGATTACCAAGATGTATCAGGATCCTGCCCGATTTGCCAAGATAGCTGGTATGCAGGTCAAAGAGTTTACCCATCTGATGAAGACAGATGCCAATTCCGGATTGATCAAATTCCTAGAAGCCATGAAATCCAAGGGCGGTTTTGACTCTATGGCTCCATTGTTTCAGGAGATGAAGTTAGACGGCACTCGCGCGGTCGGCGTTCTGAGTTCAGTGGCCACACATATAGACCAGGTCAAAGAGGCGCAAAAGACAGCTGCAGCATCATACGCTGCGGGTACCAGCGTCGTTCAAGAATTTAATACTCAGAATAGCAGTGTACAGGCACAGTTGGATAAGGCAAAGAAGCAATTTCTAGACTTGAGCATAGACTTAGGTCAAAAGCTTATGCCAGTCGCACGCTATGCGATATCGACCACTTCGCTTGGCATAAAAGCATTATCTACATTAATAACTTTTACATTTAATCATTATCGTGCAATTATTATATTGTCATTAGCAATAGTTGGAATAACTGCTTTATATAAAGCTAAAACTATTGCAACAAAAGCAGATGCTGCAGCTACTGCTATACATTCAGCAATTATGAAAGCACATGTAGTTGCATCAAATTTGCTTAGAGGTGCGTTGCTCGCATTGCAGGGTACATATATATTATGTACTAGAGGTATTCAAGGTCTAGTAGCATGGATGAGATTAATGAAACTTGAAAGCATGGCGAATCCTTATGCTGCTTTAGCTACGATCTTGCTTACTGTTGGTATAGCGATTTACGCATTAATAAGTAAAGTAAAGACTTTGTCCGTAGAAACACAGAAATCTATGATAGAAGCCAGGAAACATGCTGCAGCATTAAAAGATATGGCAGAAGCACACAAAAAAGTTGGTCAAAGTACAGAAGAAGAAGTTACAAAAATAAACAGGTTGACAGATATCATTCATTCTAATTCTTTTTCAATAGATGAGAGAAGAAGAGCTATAGCAGCTTTGCAAAAAATAGTTCCAAATTACCATGCCAATTTAACACAAGAGGGTGTACTTCATGAAAAAAATGCGCAATCAATAAAAGATCATATATCAGAGCTGGAAGACCTGGCAATGGCAGAAGCCCTCTACGATAAAATGAAAACTATTCAAGGAGATAAATATGATGCGTACACTAAATTAAGGAAAAAGAAATTTAATGTTGAATCTGTAAATAACGAATTAAGCAAGGATCCTAAAAAGTATAACGAAACAATTACGACAACTTCAGGTAATCCATATAGCGGTTTTGTTCAGACAACAATGCCAACTGAAGCTAATAGAAAAAAACATCGAGAGTTAGAGATTCAAAAGAAATCAGAAAAAAATGCCCAAGATGAATACGATATTCAGATAAGTAGAGAAAAGGACATTAAAACATATCTTAAAACTCACAAGAAAGTGAGTAAACATTATAACGATATTGTAATGGGAAACACTAATAACGGAGATGTTGATTATAGCAATAATAAAATAAATTTAGATACATCACCCGGTTCTGGGAAAAACGGTGGCGGTTCCGGTACTGATAACAAATATGACGCTGCGATAAAAGCAGCTGAAGAGGCATACAAAAAAGAGAAACTTAATCTATCCAAGTCTTTGCAGCAAAAGATTATTACTCAAGATCAGTTCGACGATGAATCTTATAAGAAAAATATCAATTTCCTATCGAAGAAGATTAGTATTGAAAAACAATTTGGCAAGAGTTCCGTCGATACAGAACAGGAGATGACCAATGCCATAACCGCCGAGACGGACAGACGTGTCAAACTACAGCAGGATAAGATGAATGAAGAGCTTCGACAGCGTGATTTGTCTTATGATGCGAAACAAATGGCATTGAAGAACAATCTGATTGATGGAAAAATCACACAGGAAGATTACGACAAGTCGATGAATGATGCGGAGAGAGTTTATCATCAAGACAGGTTGGGCATAATTCAAAAGTATGGAGGTGACGAGATTGCCGAGCAAAAGACATTGCTTGATATCAAATACAATGACTGGAAGAGTGAGCAAGAAAAAGAGAAGGCCGACAAGGAAAAACTGAAAGATGAAGAACAAAAGAAGTTTGATAAGTCCACTAATGTTGACGAACAATCAGCTATCAATGAATTTATGTATCAGCATCAGTTGGAGAGCTACGAGGATTATGAGCAGAAAAAGGTGGACATTGCCCAAAAGAAGGCTGACCAGCGTAAGCAGATAGAACAGGCTCTCCAAGATGGCATCAGCAATATCCTTTCATCAGCCACATCTTATTTCTCTGCTGCTTCACAGGCTGAGCAGGCAGAGGTGTCGGCCAAGTATGATAAGGAGATAGAGGCGGCGGGTTCCAATTCCGCAAAAGGTAAAAAACTTGAGGAGAAAAAACAGAAGGAACTTGCTGCTATTAAATCCAAGTATAACAAAAAGGCCATGGTGATTGAGGTAGCTCAAGCGATTGCACAGACAGCCCAGAATGCCATTAGTGCTTATGGAGCCATGGCCAAGATTCCTGTTGTCGGTCCTGCATTGGGCATCGCAGCTGCTGCCATGGCCACAGCTGCTGGTATGATGCAGATAGCTACTATCAAGAAACAGCATCAGGCTGAGTCTTCCGGCTATTACAGCGGCGGTTATACCGGTGGCTCCAGTTATCATGAGTCTGCCGGCATTGTCCATCAGGGCGAGTTCGTGGCCAATCATAATGCTGTGGCCAATCCGCAGCTTGTTCCCGTATTCAATCTCATAGACCGTGCCCAGCGGCTCAACCGCGTGGGATCTCTCACCGCCGCAGACGTGAGCCGTTCCATCGGTGCCGGGGGCTCGGTTTCCCAGACCGTTGTCAATGTTCCAGACACTAGCGAGGCCGTCAGCCAGGCTGCTGTCGCCACTGACCGTTCTGCTGCCGCCACCGAGCGTTCCGTGGCTGCCACCGAGCGTCTGTCACAGCAGCTTGACCGCGGCATCGTTGCTGTGGTGTCCATAGATGGCCGTGACGGCGTGGCCAACAAAATGAAAGAATATAACAAACTGATCAATAACAAATGATGAATTTATTTCTTAATGGGGTCCGCGTGTTCTCTTCCTCAGAGGATAATATCAAGTTGACGCGTGAAAATAGTCTGATAACCAATTCCGGAGATTATACATTTGAGGTCTCCCTGCCGTTGGATATACACCAGAACAAATTGTTTTTCGGTGCATGGGATAGGATTGACGTGACTAAAAAGAATGAGGTATATGCTGCCAGAATGTATGTTGACAACATCTGTATTATTAACGGTTCAGCCAAAGTGATGTCCACAACCTCGGATACCGTCAAGATACAGTTATATGGAGACCGGAGCGAGATCAACGCCATTTTCGGCGATAAATATATTGACGAGCTGGCTTTGCCTTATAATTATGACAGTTCATCTGCCAGGTTTGGCGGAAGCCGTAGCAGTTGGGTCAAAGACGATGATGGATATAAGCAGACAACTGCCAACGGTCCTAAATTGACGTGGGCTGATGAGGGATTTTCCAAATTCGTATATGTTCAGATTAATGATGAGACTCAGGATGCTATCAGAAATATGCAGTCGGGTGTCTCAACGACAACCGGTGCCAAAGAATTGTATTCAGTCAAAGAGTCAATTCAATTCAATCTGTTATATTGTGTCAAGTCGGTGTTTAATGCATTGGGCTACAACTGTGACGTGTCACAATATGACATCGAGCCATATAACCACATCATCATAGCCAATGCCCGCAAGACAGCATATATGAATTGTATTCTTCCCCATTGGACAATTAAAGAATTTATCGAGCAAATCCAGTATTTTTTCAGATGTTCATTCATTTTTGATTCGGCTTCTCTTCATGTCACTATGTGGCCCGTTAGCCAGACATCCAACAACAATCTTACCATGGTTAATCCTTCCGATGATTTCTCCGTTGAGATAAGCGATGAGAGTGATTTGAAATCCATTAACAGCTCCAATATCCAATATCAGTTGAGTGATTCTGCCTATCATGACAATGACTATATATCTGAGGAGAAAGCCGGCAATCTGCCAATTAAGCTATATAACAGTTACACTGAATTGGCAGCAGCTTATGCGGCCATGAGCGATAATGACAAAGGCTATTATCTGTTACGCTGTCCAGATGGTGATTACTGTGAATGGACTTATAGCGGCACCACGTCGGGCGATGTGATTAAATCTCTGATACAGGTTAACCATTTCAGAGATTTAATCAGAACTGTCGACGATAACATGATAGACCTTAAGATTGTTCCCGTGGCCATGGCTGATGCCGTCGAGGTTCCTCTTTATGTGGAATACAAACCTACGGGCACCACCAATCACAGTTCAGGCAATTATTTCGTCAAGACCTCGGCATCTAAGAGTTATCAGGTCATGCCTTCCATGGCTGGTCAGGCAGACGTTAGCGGCACATTTGGTGGTCAGACCGACTCCAGTTCTACACCCGCTGAGGGTCCGACTGATATTCAAGATAATATTACAGGCTCAGACGAAACGAGTTCAGAGAGCAAACCTGACAGGATAGAAGTGTTCTTTTATGACGGTAAGACGCAGATGCCTACCAAGCTTTGCTACAGTGGAGATGAGACAGGTGTCGCGGTTCCCAGTGTCTTCACTGCTTGGAACCTGAAAAACATCAACTGTCAGGAGCATGAGCACTGGTCTTTTTCTCTATATCCTAATACCAGCACATTGAAAACGGTCGGAGGCGCGGTATCCAAGGATGTCATCAACGACAAGCAGAAATATACCATCAAGTTCCTGTCCGATAATATTCCTTCAGCTAATGATATTTTTATTATCAACAATAAACGCTTTATGGCTGAAAAAATTGAGATAAACATCAAGAGGGGTGAAATAGACCGTCTGATGACGGGATATTTTTACGAGATTGTTCAATAATTCCAAAATGAACCTGGCAGTACTGGACTGTCAGGTTCATTTTTATGTCCTATTTCAGAACACGCCTTCATAATTCAATATCAGTTTATTTGCCTTCTTGATATCCTTGGGCGTATATATGTCGGTTATCAATATTGACGAGTGCCGTGCCTGGTCCCTCACAGATATGATATCGGTGTTGGCCCTTAGCATATTTGTGATACCTGTGTCTTTGAGTGAATAGAATTTATACTGATCGTCAAAATCCAGATCTTTCCTCACATGTTTTATCCAGAAGTCTCTGAATGCCTTCTCACTTCTTTGTTCCTTGCCAGGTCTGAAATCATCGCTGAATATATAATATTGTCCAGGATTGCTGAATAGGTTCAGATCCAGCATCAGCTGTATTACCTTTTTAGGCAGCGTCACCGTCGCATCGTTCCGGTTCTTCGATATCTTACCGCTGATATATAATGTCTGATTCTTCAGACTGATGTTTGAGATGGTCAACTGTGCCATCTCATGGGGGCGCACAAACACATAATGCAACAGATAACATGCCAGCAGATAGTGTTTGTTCTTGATCATCAGATAGTCATGCAGTGCTACCAGTTTTTCGTCAGGCAGCGTGCGGCGGTTTTTCCCTCCGCGTCTATGTGTCTGGTTAAATCCCACCGTCGGGTCCGTCTTCAGATATGACCGCTGCAGCATATACCCGCAGAATGTTTTCAGCCATGACAGATAATTGTTTCGCGTCTGCAGAGTATTGTTGCGGTCTATGAATACATAGTCCAGCAGCCGCCCCACCATTTCTTTGTCCAGCTGATAAGCGTAGTTCAATCCAATCTTTTTCGTTTCCACCCATTCGGTGATCACGTTCAACTTGCTGAGATAGCTTGCCGCCGACTGCTCACGCATGTCGTCGGTATCTACCATTTTAAATACATATTCCTTATACTTGTTGCATACATCCTTAAATAAGGTGTATTCCAGCGGAGACTCTTTCTCGACAAACGGGTTCCACCCGTTTATCAGTTTCCTGGTCAGACGTTCCATCATCTGTTCGGCATACGCTCGTTGGTTGCGTTTGCCTTTGATGTGCCCGAGCATGATTTTTTTTAACTTCATTCTACCTTCAGCCGGGCAGAATGCTGTGAATGATACATAACATTCACTTTTCTGGTGAAATACTGGTGGAGTCCAAGATTTAATCTCGTCAATGTCCACTTCATGTTTTTTTTGTACAGACATTTTTAATACATTCTTAGTTATCGGCTTCAGAATGCATATCAATAATGTTGACTATCTCATATATACTTTCGTGTCGTGGTCACCGAATTATCACCGACCGTTTTTAAACGACACGGGGTTAAAAGATTGAATATCAATCGATTAACCCCGTAAAAGTCGGGATGAGGCGA